TTTTTTATGCTTGATTTAGCTCTAGCATTTGTTCCTTTCATTCCAGATTCAATTTCGCTTCTGTATGCTTCAAGTGATAGACTTTTAGGTATGTTCAAGTTTTCTTCATCTTCAAAATCCTTTCTTACGCCATAACGATTTCCTTGTGCAGTCAATTCGTTAATCAGTCCAACATATTTAGCTTGATTTCTAGGGTCTTTTCTAATCTGTTTAAGCAAATCGCCTGCAAGGTCTTGTACATCTGTAAAGAACTTTTGGTCTCTAGCTCTCTTGATGGAAGCTGCATTCAAGTCTTCACCGATACCCCACGCACCAAAGTTTGCATTTTTCACGTCTCTTCCGAGAATCTTGCTTGCCTTGATGAAAATCGGGTCGTTAGAAGGGTTGTATGAAGCTTTCTTGACTTCTCCATTTTCAAATATAAGGTCTCTTGCAGGAAGTTTTGATGTAGCACCTTCTTTGGATTCAATAGGGGTAAAGCCACCTGCAATTCCATACTTCTGTATTTCTTCGGGAGAAGGTTCAGTAGGAACATCGTTTACAGGAACATCTACAACGGGTTCCTTGCCTTTCTTATTGCCTTTCTTATTGCCGCCTTTGTTTCCACCATTAGGAACATTAGGATAGTTTGATGATGCAGGGCCGTTAATAGGGCCACCGATGTTTCCACCAAGAGCTTCATTCTGCCCATCGAAATTTTGGCTAGAAGGGCCGAATCCTTCATATAAAGGAATGTCACCACCGAAGTCATAGCCAAGTTCAATGTCATTTGATACCTTGTTAGCAGAACCCTTGAAGGCGTTTGCCTTTCCAATCAAGTTGTTAGCATCTTCAATTTTCTTCTGCGAAAGGTTTTCAAGCATAACGGCTTGCTGAATATCCAAATCTCGCTGTGCGGCAATCTTTCTTGCGTTTTCAAGGTCACCCTTTCTAACAAACTCTTTACGCTTGATTTCTTCTGTACCATTCTCGCCATAAAGAGCCTTGATTCGGTTGCGGACAACCTTTGCATCTTCGTTAGCCTTTACAGCATCGTTGTAAGCCTGTTGAGCCTTGATCTGTGCGTTGTAGGCGTTCATAGCGTAGCTGTTCACAAGGTTGGAACCCATCTTGTAGAAGTCAGCAGCCATACCCTGCCTTTGGGTAAACTGACCCATTGCAGATTGTGCAAGACCTGCCTGCTGACCTGCAAGCTTCGCCATCGGTTCGCTCAATGTGTCTGCTTCGGGGAAGAATACGGGCTTGTTCATCGCAGCCGCAATCGCAGCGTCACGCAAGATGCCTTGGTTACGCATCTGTTCCTGTTCATAGGGAGTGTTCTGCGGGTGCTTCAAGAAATCGTACCACGGAGTATTTGCAGGCTGCTGAATTTCGTTTCCTTTATTTTCTCCATTAGAATGTTCAAGTAAAAACTTTTCTAAACTAACAGGAGTAACGTTGTTATTGTTGCCGACAATCGTATTTGAAGAAGCGTCTTTGGCGGCCTGTGTTTCAAATTCAGAACTAGCCTTGTTAATTAGAGCTAATTCATCGTCACTCAACGGTGTAGGATTCCCATTCTCGTCTGTACGGAACAGACGCTTGCTCTTTGCAGGAATGCCACGGACGGGCATAACAAGATTACTCCCGTACCGACCGAAAGTGTATTTTCCGTCCTTGGTGATACCGAGGGTATCAAGCCCTGCATAAATGGATGGTGCTGTTCCGACAAATTCTCTTGCCATTGTTACACTACTCCGTAATCAAAATTGTATTCAATTGCGTAAGGGTCTGCAAATCTGTTTTGAAGGTATCGCTTACGCAATTCTTCAAGTTCCTTTTCGGTAATCGGTGGGACATAGCCAGTTACCATCGGATTACCAGCTTCAGTAACGGAACCGCCACCGCCTGCCAAAACAGGATTGCCTGCTTCCGTTACGCTAGAACCACCGCCTGCATACAATTGCTTCAAAATATCGTCAACACGCTTGCGCTGTGCGTATGCTTCAATGCCTTTGCCAATCGTGTTTGCAGCTTCTACACCGAAGTTTGCCCACGGCATACCCTGTCGGGCAGCTTCAACACGCTGTCCGTAGTCAAAGTTCGGTTGGTAGTTAGGGTTAGACCATCTTGTATTTTCAAACATAATCGCTCCTTAATAAAGTTTCTGCGGGGCAACGCTCTGCGTGGGTGCCTTGAAACTAGCCCAAGGGTTCACGCTCCTGTTACCTGCCTGCGAAACAAGGTTGGAATATGTACCCGACATATTTGCATAGGCATCGGCTGCGCTGTTTTGGTTACTGATCCTTGCGGACGTAATATCGCCATAGTAGCCAAGTCCATTGCTCATAGCACCGCCATAGGCTCCCATAACGCCAAGCTTGCTAGATGCCTTATTCTTGAGCATATCGTTGTAAGCCTTCCATTGTTCAAGAGCCAAGCCCTTGTCTTGGAAATAGGCATCACGGGCATCCTTGTACGCTTTCGTAGCGTTTTCGCTCATAAGGCTTGCGGTATTGTTGATAAGGCCGCTACTGTACAGGCCACCTGCATTAGCTGCCGAGCGTTCCAAGGCCCTCTGCTGTGCGTTTGCGTTCGTTTCCCAAGCCTTATCGTAGAAATCTTCTATGGACTTGCCGTAATCAAATTCTGTAGGTTCGTAGAACAGGTCATTGGGGTTAGAGAGCATGGCCTTGTATTGCTCCGAAGCCTTCGCAAGCATATCGGGAGTATATACATCGCCAACCCTTCTTTCGTAGTCACGAAGAAGCTGCTCGTTGGCACCATAAGCTTTTGAAATTTCTCCCCAAGCCTGTGATGCTTGGTTTGCTGCGTTTGCGGCACCCTGCTGCGCTTCTCGGTTCGCCCTGCTCTGTGCGTTGGCATTGATAGCCGCACCCGCAAGGGCCATTCCACCTGCTGCAATCAATGGTAACATTTCTAATTCTCCTGTATGAACATTCCCTCAACCTGCCATCTTTTATTTTCGGCTTGGGAAATGGTAATCTGTTCCTTTTCGGCTTCAATGAAGATGCACCCAAGGCAGCCGCTTTCGCTGTATATTTTACAATAGTACCTGTAAGGGGCCTTCGGTATTCGTATTGTTTTTGTACCCGAACCGAGCTTTTGCCAAAATACTGCCTTGCCGAACTTCGCCACACGCAAATCTTCATCGGTATGTTCGCTGCCCCATTCTCCTTTAAGTCCTTCAAGGGTCTGCGAAATACGCATTTCGTCAAATTTCTTCGACCACGCTTCGCTTATGCTTATATACTTTCCTTCTGCCGTATCGCCGTGCATTAGAAACCTCTAGTCTTTGTGTAGCGAATCTTGCTGTTAGTGATAACAAGGTCAACTGGAGCTGTCATTGAAACTTCAATAACCCCCAATCGGGCCATACCAAGGCCTAGGAACTGACATAGGTAGTCATACTGACCCGTCTTTCCCATAAACGCATCGTTAAGGTCTTGCCAAGTATTGCCGCCATCGGGAGAGAACCTTCCCATAATGACAGGCAGGTAGCCAGCTTCCTGCGGGACTTCGCCTGTATGGTCAATGCTCATATCTTCAAACGGATTTTCGTAAGGCGTAGTACCTACGTTACACTCAATACGAAATTCGTTCACGATGAAATTGGAAAGTTCCGAAACGATGATGGGTGTCCTGCGTAGCCTGCGGATAGGCCTTCCGTCCCATTCCGTATGCTTGTTAGAAACGACCTTCATCAAACAATTCTTTTCGTAATTTCCGAGGTAAACTTGACCATTGAACTGATGTGCGAATACGGGGAACCAAAAGTGGTCAATATCCATCTTTTCATCACGGGTGCTGCGATTGTGCCAAGAATCGGTATCAAAGTCATACACGAAAGTCTTGTCCGCTGTCGGGAACGTGATAACGTAGAAATGGTGTCCTGCGTAGTTGTAACCGAAGCCAAAAGCGTCTTCGGTGTTGCTCATGGCCTGTATTTCCCTGTCAAGTGCGAAAGTGGAAATCTTGCGTGGCTTGCCATCAAGCGCAACGCACCAAATGCCGTTATGCCCATCGTCACCGCTGCCCAGCCAACAAAGTTCGTTCTCGGTCTTCGCAAGGCTCTGCGGTGCCGCAATTCCGATGTTGTTGCCCATAAGGGAGTTCTTCAATTGGTATTCGCTGTCTTCCATCGTTAGAACTGCATAGCTGCGTTCACCGAATACGAAAAGAGTACCATTGTTGATGCACTCCATCGCAAGAACCTTGTCACCCGTATCGGACAACGGGGTGTAGTACATATACGCACCACGATCGTCCTTCCAACCCCATTCGTTTGCGAAAACTTCTTTGTACTTGGGCGTATAGCCATCTCTCTTATACTGAATCTTGCCATCGGCATCAAGGTCATAGACCTTTATCGTACCGCCTTGGAACGCACCTACACGGCTGATGAAAATCTGCCCGTAGTCAGCATCGTTAATCAAGATGCGTGACTTCATTTCAACGATGTGCGTTGAACGGCACGGTGTCACGTTAAGGTTGGAGTCTTCGTTTTGGTTATTCGGGTTGTACGGGTTAATCGGGTTTTGGATAACCTGCAAATGCACATCTTCGTCCGAGTCAAGAGTCCCGCATACCAATGTATTCGTCTGCCCGTAGGCCATACATAGCTGCGAGTTCACGCCACCGCTTTCAGCAAAACGGATAGGCTGCTTAACCGCCTCAATGCCGCCAACCTTGATGCAGCTTTCAGCCTTCATGTTAGGCTTGATGCGCCAAAGGTTTTTATCAAACACGGCATAGAGGTATGGTTTGCCTTCGGGAGAACTGGAACTTGTGTAAAGGCCACGGCAACCGACACCAAATTCAAACGATGGGTCGTCAGTCTTTGATGCGCTATCCTTGCCGAAGTAAAGCACGGCTTCGTTCCCGTCAATACTTTTCAGTATCTTTGAGCTGTAGCCTTCGTTACCCGTATTCAACGGCTCCACGAACATATTCAAGGTGATTTCGGGCGAAACAACCTTGAACTTTCCTTCGTAGGAACTTCCTACGATTGATTGCAATTCAATGCCGTTGTTTTCGCTCATTACCAACCTCTAGGAGAAAGGATGTTGTAGAACGGGTTTACATCTTCCTGCGTGTACAGGATTTGATGATCGTCCTTGTTCCTATCCATAATCTTGTTCAGAATATCGTCCTTCTCTGCGATAAGCACCTGCAAGTCATTCAGCGGGAGCTTGTACTTCCTTCCGATGCGGATAGCCAAAGTGATAATGAAAAGCTGCACGTATTCGGGCGGTGCGTCCATATCATCGTCAATGGTTACCTTCGGCAATGCCCTGTTGTAGACCACACGGAGTTCACGAAGGGAAGGCCTGTTCAAGTAAAGGAATCCTGCATCCTTGATTCGCTGATATGTGCAGCAGCTAGGAATGGCAGGAACATTGAGAATGTAAGGAGTGATTGCCGAAAAACCGACAACCTGTATCGGTGACCAATGAAGGCCGTTCTTGTAGCTCACCTGCAAGATTCTTACGGGCGGTTCCTCTGTTACAACCTTCGGGGAAATTCCGAAACCATCCACAGGTTCGGGAGGTACTGCATCGGGAACTTCGGGGTTGAAAAATTCGTATGTCTGATAACCAGCTTCAAAGGTACGCACGTTCTGTGCATACGGAAGGTAGTTCTCAAGGTTGTAGTTGTAGATGATTTGGTTCAAGAAGGCTACGGCTTCCGTGGCCCTGTTACCATTGACTTCGCCAACATCGTTCAAGATGCCCGAATAGCGGTATGCGGATGAGATAATATCCCTTATTGTAGCCATTTTTTTACCTTAAAATTAGGTTTACACCCTTATATTTTACCACACAAAATGTATATTATCGGTATGCAAACCTTTATTATCGGCTACATCGGTGGAAACAACGGATGCAGTGCTTACCGCTTCCGTAACCTAGCCCAATATGTTAATGGCATCCAAAACTCAAAGTACAGGTTCCTTGAACCGCCATTTGAAGTGAGCGATGCTATTATCCTTTCCAACACCGCTGCTATCGTATTCAAGGACGATGCAGGCCAAATGACTACCGACCTTATCCGTCACTACAAGAAACTCCGTGAGGAAAACAAGTACCATTACAAGCTAGTCATGGACTTTGACGATTTGCCTTACGTTATTGGCGATGGCGGTGCAGGCGATGTTGTTGCCCCCGTGATCCGTGAAAACCTTGACAAGATTCAAGTTCTCGCAAAAGAAATGGATATTATTACCGCTTCAACCGCATTTCTTGCAGAAAAACTACAAGAACACGGCCTTGATTCGGTTAAAATCATTCCCAATGTCATTCCACGCTATCTTTGGGGCTATCCTGTACATAAGCTCAAGAGCAAGCCTCTTGTTATGTACGCAGGCTCTATGTCGCACTATGGTCACGATGGTGCAGTACCCGATATTACGGAAAAATGGATAACATTCTTGAAGATGGGTGTTGAACAGGATGTGTTCAACCTTATGGTTGTCGGAACTGAATCGCAGAAAAACAAGTTTTTCGGCAAGAAAATCGGAAAGAAGATTGACAGCATCCAATGGTCGCATATCATCAGCTATCCTAGCGTAGTGCGTACAATCAGCCCCGATTTCTTCATTGCGCCCCTTGCGAACGTAGCCTTCAACAAAGCCAAATCGAACGTGAAAATGCTTGAAGCTGCAGCTATCGGTGCCGTGTTTATGGGGGATGTTTTTGAAGGCTCCCCGTATCAAGGCTGTCTTGAATGCCAGTCCGTTACGGAAACCGACACACCGAAGACGATTATGGAAAAATTCAAGTTCCTCTGCAAGCCCGAAAACTTCTATGCAGTACAGAAGGCACAGGCCGAATTTATATCAGACAATGACCTTTTTACGGAGAGCAAGAAGTACATCGGGTACTACTTGCGAGTAGTCGCAGGGGAGCTGTAAAGAAGTTTGTCACGATGGAAGTATTAACTGGAAGTTCAACATTCAAAACTTTCTTTCGATTTCCCTAAACATTGATACCGCTTTCGGAGTGACAAAAAATTTGACCTGCCCAAGAACCTATAAGTTCAACATTCAACTTATTACTTCTTCTAAATTCTGGGTTACACAACTTGGGTAGGTCATTAGCCGCAATAGCTCAATTGGTAGAGCAATCGCTTTGTAAGCGATGGGTTGTGGGTTCAAGTCCTACTTGCGGCTCTAATGGAAGGTTAGCCTAATGGTAAGGCAGCAGACTACTAATCTGCCGTGGTAACACTTGTAGGTTCAACCCCTGCACCTTCCGCTAGTTCAACAACAAAAAACAGGATAGAAAAAATGGACGAAATCGCAAAAATTCCAACAGACGGAGCTGCAAAAACTTCTTGTGCTTTACGGTTAAAAACAAATGAAGACTTACTCTATGAAGTTATGGTAGAGTATTGCCAAATTAGCAAAAGTCTTAAAAATCTTAATTCTGCAATTGAAGCTGATCCTAAATCTATTCGTCAAGAACACAAAGATTTGTGGAAAAGGCAGGCTGAATATATGGAAGGGTACAAGAAGATTCTTGCAGACAGAATTAAGGATATTCTTGAACACAACTAAAATTTACTCCTTGGTTAATGAGTAGGCTACCACTTCCTTAAAAAGAAGGCCACCCCAATCGGGGTGGTCTTTTTGCATTGGGCAAACCAACCAATGCTTACAGCTTGATCACAAGCAGGCGGGAGCGTCTGCCATCAATCATCTGCGAGATGTACGGAACATCAATACGCATAATCTGCTGACGGGTAGCGATGTTCGCCCACTTTGCAACCTGGCAGGTAATCTTGCCAACACGCTGCGTAGATTCTTCGCAACCTGCCAAGGAAGGATGCTTGTAGGAGTCACATTCCAAGGCATCCGCATCACGGGCCTGCACGATGGAGTAATCACCCGCTGCGGTGATAAGGCTCGTAGCGGTCAAGCCGCTTGTGCAGATGGAACCGAACGTGCCGAAGGTGTTGCAGTTGGTCTGCACGGCTGTGGCTTCGGCAGCGTTCCCCGTAGAGCATACAATGCGCTGCGAGAGCTTGCCTGCGGTGCCTGCACCGTTGACGGAATCAACGATAAACACCTTCTTCTGTTTGGTCTTGCGTCCGAACATATCAACGCAGTAGGCGTTGGGGAGTTCAAACATATAGCCCGCATAGAGGTTAGTACCCGTTACGCTGACACCATCGGTGCCGATTTCGGTAACCTTTGCACCCGTCATTGTTCCAGTGACGGAGAGGGTAGGCATATAGGTTTCGGACACCCAATCCACATCCATGTAGTTGCCGATGAATGCGGAACGATAGATTTCACGCATAATGTCGGACGGAAGGAACAGGGAGAGGTTCTTTGCACCGAGGGAATGGAAGAAAGACGGGTCGGCAAAGCCACGGAACTTTCCACGGCTACGGATAGCCTTCAAGTCGGCTGCGATGCCTGCCAAATCGTCCATACCGAGGTCGGCTGCGGCAACAACACGTGCGCCATCGGAAACCTTCCAACCACGGGTGATGGAATCAATTTCAATTTCGGTGCCGAGGGTCATGCCACGGGGTTCCGCAACTTCGTTGACGAACGATTCGATTTCGGTAAGGCGTTCCCAAGTGCCGAGTTCAACGCTTGTACGGGCGTTCATCAAGGTACAGGACACTTCACGTTCCTGCACAACCTTGAGGTCATTGGTAATGTCAACTTCGCTTGTGCCTGCGTAGGCCTTGCCCGGGTCGGGGAAGTAGAAGTTATAGGTGAGACCGCACTTCTTGCCTTCCACCTTGTCCTTGAGGTAGGAACGGGAAGCCTGGATGTACGGCACGTTGTCATTCACGGCAGCAGCAAGATACTGCGTCTTGCGGTTGAGGGAAAAGGTATTTGTTTCGTTAGCCATAAGCTAAACTCCTGTCTAGGTTGTGTATCTGCGATACGATTGAATAATGGACTTCTCGTCCATCGTATCGGGATTGGACTTGTCAACCCCTTCACCAATCTTTCCGATGATCGGAACATTCGGTGCGGGACTGGGATTCGTGGGTGCTGCCGAAGGTGCCGCATTAGGGGTCACGTTCGGTGTAGCGTTCGGCTGTGCCTGCTGATTGGGCTGACCACCGCCAAGAACAAATCTACGATAAAGTCCCTGTTCAAGCTGTGCAAGCATAACACCACGGGTTACTGGGTTCGGGTTTTCTGCGATGCGGATAAGGTCTTGCGGAATCATCGCAAAGTGATACATAAGGCGTGGCCCCATATCGCTGTTGTCGATAAACTCCATAATGTCTTGGTTCGCATCAAGTGCCGATTTCATACCCGCCTGCAACGCTGCCGAAACAACCTGCACGTATTCCTGTCTTTTTTCAGCGGGGAAAAGGGCTTCCTCACGCTGTGTAATGACAAGCATACGCTGCTGTTCCTGTAGATTTTCAAGCTGCCTTACGTTCTGTTCGTTGAGCGAACTTGCTGCGTCCTTTTGGTACTGCTTGTGGGCAACGTAACGGAGCCAGTCTTCTTCCGTGGCGAAATTGTCACGGGTGTATTCGGGTTCGTTAGGGTTGCCCTGCGAGTTCTTGAACGAATCAATCTGTTCCTGCAAACTCTTGATCTGCTGCGTAAGTGCTTCGTTCTGCGTCTTGAAGGCCTTGTTTTCCTTCTTGAGCTTCTGCCAAGCGTACTCACGCTGTTCTTCGGGGGTATGTGTCTGCTTGCCCTTGTCTTCGGGCTTCTTTTCGGGTTCCTTCTTTTCGGAAGGCTCGGTGGGTGTCTTCTGCTCACCCTTCGCACCCGCTTTTTCCGTTTCAACGGGAGTTTCAACCTGTTCCGTTCCGTTCGCTTTCGGTTCGGTCGGGTTCGGATTGCCATCCGGCTCTACTTGCGTTTCTTTCTGCTGCTCCTGCTGACCATTGGATAGCGATTTCTCAAGGTCTTCAAAAGTTTGGTTGGAAGCGCTTTCACGCTGGATAACACTATCAAGTCGCTCTGTGGCTGTCATAGGATTTATTCCTTCTAGTTGTGGTTTACTTGCGGAATGAAGGCACTAGCTACCTTCACCCGCATAGATATTTTACACACCTTTTTGGGGTTGTGCCTTCGGCATTGAAATTTCCATTATCTTTTTCTGCATATCCATATCGTTTTTCTGCTTTTCAACATCCAATTTCGTGAGTTCCTTCTGTATTTCAATGCTGTTCAGCTTCTGCTTCTGCTCAAGTTCTGCCTGCATTTCCTGCTGCTTGAAACTTGCGTCAAGGTACATCTTCTGTGCGTCAATTGCTCCCTTCTGTTCAGTTTCCTGCTGCTTACCCATAAGGTTCATGGCAGCAATCTTTTCCTTGGAAGCATTGTTCATGGCTGCAATCTGCACTTCGCTATTTGTCTTGAGCTGCAACTGCAATAGCTGATTCTGCAAGTCCTTGATAACATCGTCCTTCTGTGCAAGCTGCTGCTGACTTGCCTGCAATACCTGTGCAAGCTGCTGCTGCAACTGCGCCACCTGCGGAATCTCGTTGCTCAAGACTTCGGGCGGCAAAAGCTTCGCAAGCATATTGCTCACGCTTGCAATTTCAATGTTATCCAAGGTCTTAGTGATTCCGTAAGCAATGACTGGCTTCATGTCTTCGGGGTAGAGCTGCGACAAGGCGAGAAGCTGCCTGCGGGCTTCCATCTTTGAAGTGATGGCTTCGGGGCCTGCACCAACCACAACACGAATATCCGCACCAGCTACAGCCGTATTGTACATCGTGTAAAATTCCAATAGGACAACGCCCAATTGCTTCACGCTCTGCTTTGCGTGTTCGGTAAAGTGCGAAACATTGCTTTCGGTGGACTTCGTTCTTAACAGGATGCTTTCAGCCGTTTCTTCTGCACCGAGGGAACTTGCGACACCGCTTAACGGCATACCCACGATTGAAGCCATCAAGTCCATCTGACCCTGCACGATGCTGATAATATCGTCACATTGTACGGAGTTGTCAAAGCGCACGGGCGGTTCGATCTTCTGCCCACCGCTTGTGAAGTCATTGAAGGGGAGTAGCGGAGAAAGATTCTTGTCCGCATTCTCGTAATACTTCTCGTTTCCCTGCAAGGCCGTCTTACCGATAATCAACTGCGATTTCGGTGTACGTGCAAGGCGTTCCATAAGCTGACGGACTGCATAGTTGATAACCATCTGCGGGTAACGCAGCTTGTGCGTGATGCCGACAAACGTGCGGTGCTTGTCAATCCATGTCTTCGTTCCGCAAATAGGAACAACGGGGAT